ATTTACATAGGTTTGTGAGCCTTGGTTGTCATCAGTTCCTTTGACATGACCGAGAAAGAGTTTGCTCATCTCGTTATTGGCGCGATCTTGCATTGCCTCAAAGTTTTGAAATGCTCCTTGTGAACCACTAGGATATTGCAACTCGAGTTCTTCATCTATCCCCAGCACACCTACTCTTTCTTTACCAAGTGTTTTTAGTTCATCTAGCAAATCCTCTTTTCTATCATCATCCCCTCTTGATTTTGCGATGAGCATTGGTAGTCCAAAGTTTTCATTGAAAAGTGCGTGAGATGCTCCCGACATTCTTTTGTAGATAGTCCAATACACACATTTATTTATTAATCCTAATGGATAGTCACTCTCTACATGTATATAGAAATCTGAAATAGGAGGTAAGCTATAATTAACACCTTCTATGTCATAGAAATTAACAAGAACCTCTCTTTTTTCAGGCAAAATATTTCTTCGCTCAAGTAACTTGACATTGCTCATCAATCCTGAATTCAAAAGATTAAGTTCTAATACACTGTACCCATAAGGGATGGCATCAAGCGAAAGAGAAACGAAATCTCTAAACCATTTTGCTTTAAACATTTTGTGTGTCTCATCATCTACCTCATTATTTTTAACGATGATAGTAGGCTCACCAAGTACCTTCATCTTTCTATTATCAATGACAGCGTGCAAGTGATCATCTATCATCGCCATATCAAAAGAATCCATCAGCTTTACTCGGCGTGGAAAAAAAATATTTTCTGCTTGAATCCAAGCTGCAAGCCAATCTTGAATTGACTTCTTAGAGCGGTCAAAGTTTTGGATTTTAGTCCTTGTAGAAAACTCGTAGGTGTTTTTGTTTTTCATTAGAAATCAAAGTCTTGAGGTGAATACTTCGAGCTAACGAAGTTGTTTTTAGGGCTTGTCAAATCTTCCTCTTCAACGATGGGCAAGTCAGGGCTTAAATCGCCATCACGCACATCTCTGAGCCAAGAAACAGCTTCTTGATATCTTTGAAGTCTTACTTCATTCATTTGCTCGGGAGCGATGCGAGAGAATAAGTCATACAAAGCAATGTCAATCATATACCTGACGATTAGCTTGTTTCGGTTATTACCTATGGCCGAAAATATAGCCACTACATTGTACCTTGCCCTGAGATATGACTCCATAAATGCCTGAGCTGTATTCTCAGCTAGAGTCCTGTTTGTGTCATTGTTATCAATCACCCTGTCAAGTACATCTTGGCGAATGATACTGTAATAATCTGCTTTTTCTAAAAACATAGTATTTTTATTTTAAAATGCGTGTTCATTCTCTTCTCTTTTAGTGGTCATTATAGGCTTCCCTCCTTTGCCTAAGAAGTAAGCAAACTCCTGTGAGAACCTACTACAAAAGAAGTACCTTTTGGCATCTAGGCAGTGTCCAAAAGGTTCGTAAGTAATCCCTGTCTCTGGGTTTTTGACTTTCTTTTTTTCCATAGAGCCATCCGCTGCCTCTTTGGTATATCGCAAGTCCGCAATAGTCCTTTTACAAGAAGTATCAATAATAAGGGAGATGCCTTGATATTCATTTTCAAGAACAAGGTCTAAGAAATCTCTTGAAATACTCACACTAGGTGCAGATGATAATATTTTATTTTCAAGTCTAAATACTTTTCCAAGCTCTGAAAATATAACATCAAAATCACTTTTCTTTGTTCTGCTGATAGTAGAGCGATTGCCTGATGCACCTGATGGGTCTCCATAGACCCACACTTTGGCTACGTGATTTTTGAAGTAAGCTATAATCTCATCACAAAGAGAAGGGGTTGAGTTTTTTGGTGGCTCGAGGCAAAACTCCTTTACCTCCAATACTTGCTTGCCGATGGTCTGATAAGCCAAGCAGGTGATGTATGGATGACTATTGAAGTCAAAACTAAGATGCAATACTTCTTGTGTTGAGTAAAGTTGTTTTAACTTACCAGTGTGCTTAAGCTCTGTAAATTTCTTCACAAACTCTCCACCTGACTTCGCAAATGGACTTCCATATATCAGCATTGGGTGCAAATAGCTTGGCAAATTTGCTTTTTGATTAGGGATGTATGTCTTTGGTAGATTTCGTTTGTTGAGATAGGTAGAAGATATAGTTACAAGCTTGTTTCCTATTTCCTTTTTAAAATATTTTGGTGGAAAGAATATAAGACTATCTATCTCTGCTTGGTATTCTTCCAACTCAAACTTCTCATTAAGCCAGGCAACCTTGGCAGGAGAAGTAAAAATATAAAGTGGCAAGAATGGTTCATCTGTTTTTGTGCTTGTTAAATCTCCATTTTTGTTAACGAAAACACCTTCTTGCCTAAGCCTACCTAGTAACACTTCGTCCAGTGCTTCTTTTTTGGTGTCTTTCGTTTCATCAAGAAGCATCCAGCCTACTTCCATACCATCCAAAGCTTTGTAGTTATCTAAAGACCCAATAAAAATAACAGCTCCCCAGCGAAAGGAGATAATATTATTGTATAGTTCAAAGTTATGCCATTCGGTGTCAAAGCTTGCAGGAGGTCTTTTGCCAATCACATAATCTCCCTCTTTGGTTTTGTCGGAGTACTCTATAACATTAAAATACTCTTCCCAAACTTGCCTGATACGAAACATAGTAGATCGGTTGAGCTGATCATAAGTATTGGCACAAATCAGCCCCCTCACTTTTGGGAAATAAGAAGAGTAGATGGCAGAAAGCACACCCATAATATGAGTCTTGCCACTTCCTTGACCAGCAAGAAAGAGGTTAAGTTGCTTCCTAGAGGAATATATATCATACTGAGGTTTACTCAGTATCATCTCCTTCTTCTTCATCATCATTTACTTTTAAAATCAATTGGAATGGCACTGGCTTATCTTTATTGCCAAATACTTCTAGTTTTTTAGTGTACAACCCTTCTAACTCGGCTGTATCTTTCATAATAGCAAGTGCCGTTTTTGTGTCATTATCATGAAGAGCCTTAGCATAAAGACTAGTCCTTACAGAAATATGAAAGGCAAGTTTCTCATCAGATTTAGCTTTATTCTGCTCAATAAAGAGTTTCCTAGCTTCACGGATATATCGGTGGGCTTGCCTCTCACCGATGTTCCAGTTCTGTGCAATATTCATAATAATATCAGATACAGGTTTCCCAATGAGCAACCATTCTTGTACAGTTCTCACACGGTTATAAAACAGAGGTTTATCTGCCCTCTGTCTTTCGTATTCTATATCTGCTATGTCTTTTGCCATTATATCAATCCATAAATCATTTTGACCTGCTCATAATCATCCAGCACAGTCGAGAGTTGAATCTCCAACTCAAATCTTTTTTGCTCATACTGTCTTTTGACAGATTCATCACTCACAAATGTATTTGAGGAGAAAGCCTGTATCCTATCACGTATGAATTTTACCCTGTTCTCATAATATCGTAAGATGCTTTTTGACTTACTTTCGGCATCTGTAATGCTGAGTTCTGAGTGAGTAATTTTTGCTTCTTTTGTGTTCATGTCTAATTTAACTTTAAGGTCTAGTTCAATTACTTGCTCCTGATTCTGTTGTAATTCTTGTGTCATTAATGATGTCATTTAAATTGATGCTTCCGTTTAAATGGACAAAATTAATGTCTTTATTGTTTTTGTTACAATATTTAGCATATCTATTGATAATACTTTGAACATATTTAGGCTCATACTCAATTCCATAGCAAACCCTGTCAGTTTTCTCGGCCGCAATAAGAGTCGTACCTGAGCCTAGGAAGCAATCAATAACGATATCTCCTTCATCAGTAGAATCAATAATGGCATCAGCTACCAAAGGAGTAGGCTTGGGAGTAGGGTGATTGGCAAGTTCACCAATGCCATATTTATTGCTATTCCTCTCCCTTTCAGGATTTCCAAAATCATTTGCAGAGTGATAATCCCATACATTGTATCTGATTCGGTCAACCAATTCGAGTTTGGATTTATGCTTGGCTTTTCCATTTTTGAATATAAGGCAAAACTCGTGTTTGGCTCGGTAGAATGAGCCATTGGCACCAACAGACTTATTCCAAACACATATTTGCTTTGGCTCTACGGTTTTATAAGTTTCTTGGAGTGCGGCTGCTTGGCATACGTGCCAAACATGACGAAAATCCATAAAATGGTAGTGGATACTCCCATCAACTGAGAACTCCACACAGTTTTTCATATATTTTGCAAGGAAGTCTGCAAACTGACTATCTGACATCTCACCTGATGCCATTGCAAAATCTGAATGCTGTACATTTCCTTTGCCTCCAAAATCGGAGTAAGGAAGATTGTAGGGAGGGTCAGTGAAAATAATTTGAGCCTTCTTATCACCGAGTAGTTTTTCAAAAGTTTCTCTATCGGTGCTATCTCCACAGATTAGAAAGTGATTTCCTAGCTGGAATATATCTCCACGCTTAACAAGTATCTCAATATCCTCAGCAAGTTCTCCATTTTCATCCTCGCCATTATCTTCACCAACCCCGAATACATCAAACTTCTGCTCGAAGCGTGGGAGAGAGAAGTCAGGGATATCAATTTCAAACTTTAACTCAGCAAGGTCAAGGTCAAACTTTTCAAAGAAATCGTGTAAGCCTTGCTGGGTAATTTTGGCATACTGTGAAGTATAAATCAATACAAGCTTAGAGGCTTCCTTGATATCTTCACAATCAATGAAAGTAGCGGGTAAAAGATTGGGTATTTCATTACCCTCATCTTTGAGGAGTTGCAATGCTTTTTGTCTGTGATGACCATCAAGAATCCAAGTTTTTTCACCATCTTGCCAGACGTGGAAAGGCATCACAAAAGAATTATTTTTGAGTGATGTTTTTAGTTTTTCAACTGAATCACTAGATAACTCTTTAAGGTTTTCATTTTGAAGCCAAGAGGCATTTTGCCATTCAATTTCTTCTGTTTTAAGGACTCGAGACCTGATTCCGTTCATTAGTCAGTAATTAATTTAAGTCAGTAATTCGGTCAGTATATTTCCAAATTCTTTTTAATTAACTGATTTACAAACATTTACATCTTAGTTATTAATCCCTCCGACTCCACAACTTTATTACACAACTCAGAACATGTTCCGAGTTGTGTTTTTTTTATGGGATTCAAGATAAATTTACTGAAATTTTACTGCAAATCAGATGAATATTTGATTTGTGGCAAAATGTAAAGTTTGTAAATCAGTCAGTTTTTAAAACGTAAAAATTACTGACTTTGATTACAAATATAACAATGTTTTTATCAAAAACCTCTTTATGATGATTGATATTACTTTTCTTATCAAACCCAGCGAGATGAATGCAAAAGGACTTTGCATTGTCTATTGTAGGTTCAAGTGCGATGGCACTCCTAAAAAAGAAATTTCCACAGGTATTAAAATAACTCCTGATGAGTTTGACAGTGGGTCAAAACGCATTAAGGTTAGACGTTCTGACTCCGACAGCATCAAAGAGAAAAACAATACACTCAACGTATTAGAAACTCGCCTCAGACAGATATACAATAATCAAATAGATAAAGGTAAAACGCCAACGGCACAGACCATCAAAGATGAGTTTGAAGCTAAAAAGGAGAGACGTACTCTCAATCAAGCCATAGAACTGCTTAAGCAGAAAGTAAAAGACAGCAAAGCTCTTTCTGCTAAGACATCTATCGTTCAAAGCGTGATAGAACTATTCATTAAAGACAAGTACAAAGTAGATAACGTATATCTTTCAGAACTTGAAGGATATACTAATTTTTGTGAGGATTTTGAAGAGTATGTCAAGCCTCTTGGCAATAAAAGGCAAATCGCTTGGAGTAGGGCATATATACAGAAGATGTTCCCATATGTCAAGCGTGCTGTAGAATTAGCAGTCAAGCAAAAATGGATTGAAAGCAATCCTATTGCTAGCCATCAAATCAAACTTTCTAAACATGAGAGGAGTAGAGACAAGGTTTATCTAACAAGAACCGAACTAAAAAAAATCATAGATGCCACTTTTGAGCACCCATCTATCCAAAGAGTGGCAGATATATTTACTTTTCAATGCTATACTGGATTGGCTTATGTGGATGTGAAAAAGCTTATTTACAAAGACATCAAGAGAAATGATGATGGTATTTATTACTTGCATGACCCAAGAAGTAAATCTGCTACTGAATTTATAATTCCTCTTATCAAGCAAGCGATTGAACTGATTGAAAAATATAAGGAGGATGAGCACAGACAAATTTTTCACGAAGATAAGATATTTCCTGTAAAAGCTAATAAGACTTATAATTTGCACTTGAAGACTATTGCTGAGATATGTGAGATTGATAAAAACCTTACCACTCACGTGGCAAGGTACACTTGTAATCAGCTTTTGTATGAGGCTGGGGTTTCAGATGAGATTAGGAAGCAAATTTTAGGGCATACTACCGTAAAGATGACTGCTCACTATACCACTGCTTCTACTTCTCTAATGAATGAGGCGATGAGTAAGATTGAGGTCTAATAAATCATCTAAAATTTTATGTGTTTTCATCCTACCTCAAAGCAAAATATATAATACTTATCCTCACTTACTACCCAGTAAGCATCTATCCCTTTAATTGGGTGAGCTGTGAACCCAACAAGTTCTTCCTTGCCATCTGCCATCATTTTAAAAGAGAATTTTTTGAGAGGCTCTTTGTAGTGGCAAAGAAACTCTAACTCAACTCTCCTATAAAATGGCAGGGTTCGATATTTAGAAAGGCAAGTCGTGGAGCTCATCGCTGTTTTTGATATAAAACTCAAGGGCTTTATCAAGCCTCTTTTCCAAATCTTTTGACATAACCAAGCTCTCTTGGGTTCTTGTTGAGAAGTACTTGTTTTGTGCATCTCTGACTGCTTTGATGTAGCCAATCATCTTCCTAAATTTAGGAACTGTGATGTGTAGTGGATCTTCTTCTTCTGTATTCTTCATTTCTTTATTTTCTTTGTGTTCCATTTTATCCTTTATTTAGTTTGTCGTCTTTATCAAAAAAATCAACTACTCCTCTGAAAATGAATATCATCAATCCGATGAGCCAGAGTGTGCCAGCACTTATAACTATGTAGAAGAGTGCAAGTGTGTTCATAAGTATTTCTTATCTGTCCAGTGAATAATTTGTCCTTCAAAGTTTTTTTCAACAGGAACATTAAACCATTCTAACAAATCCTTATGGCTTAATCCGTCATTTTTAGCTAACTCTGTAATTTTGGGAGCGGAAATAATTTTACCGTCAATGTAAATTCTCCAATTCAATGAGCTTTCTCTCCAAATTCGTATTTGATATATTTGCTTGATTTCGACATCTTCACAAAGTATGATTTGCTTTGAATTATATGGCTTTTCGCTCCAAACTCTCGGACTAAACTTATCTCCAATTTTCCAACGATTTCCACTTCTAATCGTGTGATTTTTTACTCCTAAAATACTTTCGTCTATATCCAATCCTTTTGGGTAATCCATTAGGTTGTTTTTTGAAAATAGAGAATTATAGAATTGCTCAACAAAGTTTGTCGGGCTACCTGATTTTGGGTGGTACTTTGGAAACACCCTTGAAAATGTAATTACTTTACTCATTTATATTTTGATTTGTTAAGAACGGCATCCGCTAACAAGTGTGTTCATAAGCCCTCTTTTCTAGCACACCAGTAGAGTATTTCACTTTCTTTGAAATCATATAGCTTGCCCTTGACTTCATATACTACTCTGTCTCTAAATCTACCACTACGATACAGCTTTGTCCTAGTAGTGTTACATACAATCGTATCACTTTCAATACTTAGTCTCGCCAGAGCGAGCCTCCATCTATCAGGAGCGATGGCCAAGCTATCTAGTTTAGATTGTGCATTGGCTAATGACACAAACAGGATCAATGCAAATGGGGTAAAGTGCTTCATATTAGTATTTGGTTTGGTTGGATATTCTCATTTTGTACTCTTGCAAATCCCTCATATCATAATGAAACAGCTTTCCTACTTTTTCATAAGGAAGTTTCTCTTTTGCTATGTTTCTCATGGTGTCGTACTTATAGCCAAGAAACTCGGCCGCTTCTCTTCTGCTAAGTTTTTTCTGACCAGGAGCCATTATTTGCATCATTATCTCTATTAACTCTTTTTTTTGAGCTTCTAGAAGT